ATGGGAGGAATCCACGGACGTGTGACCCAAAACGAGTGCCGAAGCACAAGAAATGGGGAGTCAGGGTATTCTTGCCGAACGAGAGCCTCATGATCAGAGAGAAGAAGTTGAGGATATTCCTCACTAATCATGTGGTAAAGGCTTGTCGGCCAAAGAAAACCCCATCTCACACACACGCCCGTAAATCGTGTAAGAGGAAGTGGTGAAGAGCGAGAATCGTACCGGGCGCGAAAGGTCGACCTATCTATCTTGCGTGAGATAGGCCTAACGCGAACACCGGTCCAAACATCCGTGTGAGCCTTTGACATCTTGGCACAAAGGGTCTCTACAGACCGCAACACGGACGGTAAGGGAGGTGATCCTACTGTAGTTGGAAAAGAGCGATCCACAGAGGGCAAACCGCGGTCAAGCGGCTTACCTTCGAAGTGAATCTTCTCAACCGACCCAGCAGGGCCATCCCAAACCAATCTCCTGAACCACTTCCTCTTCACGAGGATTTTACACCACGCGGAGGGGATAGAAGAAAGAGTAAAGCCTCGAAGGGAAATTTCGTAACGCATCAGCACATTGACAATCCATTGCTGGACACAAGGCTTAAACGAAGAAATCCCCTTGAGGACAGAAGAGAGAATCTCGCCGGGCTCATCCCGAGAAGGAAGAAGAAAAGAAAGAACAGGTTTGGATACAAGACGACGACGGCGCACATCAAAGGTCTGACTGTTAAGATCAGCCCAATGACGTGAAACCATCGTCTTCTTCTCATTGACGACGAGACCGTACGTGGAGGTAACTTTCCTCCACTCCGCGTACATGACAGAATTGCCTTGAAAAAGACAATCATCGCCGTTAAACCTGCCTACTCTCCTCCTCTCCGGCCCGTAAGCCCTCACAGCGGCCATATCGTGACATGCTTTGTTAATAAGGCACAAAAGAGGGAAACTGACCAAATTTCCCATCATACTGCCCCTCATAATCGGGTGTTCCTTACCCGAGCACGAAAGCCACCGCAAATTCTCGAAACTACCGACAAGGCACTCTCTCTCCTCTTCACTCAATCTCCTATCCTCCGCGATCACCTCTACGATAGCACGGACGGCGGAAAGATATATATTGTCAGTAGCGGCTTTGTAATCACCGCTAATTATATCTTCCTTGCCCGCATCGCAGACAGCAAGAAAATCCTCCCTACCAACATCCCCCCGGACACACCAATCGAAAGAGGTGAGGTGATCATACAGGGCGTTATGAATAGGACGGAGACGACGCTTAACCGTCGCACTCTGCATCGTAACCACCCTGTACTTTCCCTTGGTCTTGGCGACACCGCGTCTGACGAGACTGAAGTCCCCATCAAAGCAGCATTTGCAAGTACCCAAGGTACCTCCCTCACCTCTCTTGGTT